GTGGTTGGAACACGAGTTATTACAAAACCCAGAATGGAATGGGGTATTCTGTATTTCAACATCATACAGAGAAGAAAAAGATCCAATCCCTGGTAGACACGAACTTATTTTCCCAATGTTTGAGTTTGAATCAAAAGGTGACATTAATGATATGAGAAAGATGGAAGAAGAACTTCTTATTCATTTAGGATTTGGAGCACCTGATAGAGTATTCTATAATTCTATGTGTGACAAATATGATGTTCAGATTTTAGAAAACAGAGAAGAAACTAAAATGTGGAAAGATTTCGGTCATTGTATTTCATTGGAATATTTTCCTGAAAGAACAAATCCATTTTGGAATATGAAACACGATAGAAGTGATTTATATAATAAAATTGATGTGATTTTATTTGGACAAGAAACAATTGGTTCGGCTGAAAGAAGTTGTGATGTTGAACAAATGAGAAACACTTTCTATACAATTGAAAATGGTGGTTACTCTAAAAAATTATTTGAATTGTTTGGTAAAGAAAGAGTTGAAAAAGAATTAGAACAATTTTTATCGTATGACTTCTTTAGCAGATTTGGTGGCGGGATTGGCCTCACCAGATTAAGCCGAGCTTACAAGATGTTAAAGGAACTTGAATTAGCTGAAAGTAAATAAAAAAAGGGTAGTTATTAAACTACCCTTTTTTTTAAATATTAGTGAATGTTATCCCAATAATCTTTACCATAACCTACAAATATTTCATCACCAGCGTCAATATCTTTGGTTGCTTGGATGTAAATGTTTTTACCATCCTGAGCTAAAGCTGAATTGTTTCTTTTACCTCTAATCTTTCTAAAACCTTCAGCGTCATTGGCGTATTTGGCTAAACACTTTGAATCATAAACATCTAAAGTGGTATTATCATCAATATAGATGAAATAAGCCGATCTTGCACCTCCAACATCTCTTTTTTCAAGTTCTTTACTATCAATGTAATCACCAGTGAATTTACAGATATATTCACCTTTTTTAAAATCTTTCTTAGCGAAAAGTCCTTTACCTGAATTAGGTATTGTTGAAACATCAACTTTAAGATTTTTACTTTCTGAAGATTCTTGTAATCTTTCCTTTTTTACTTCATTTAGAATGTTTTTAATTAACTTTTCCATATATTTTTTATTTTAATGGGTTGCAATATACAACTTTTTTTAATATTTACAAATTATTTTTAAATAATCTTATTTAATGGGGTTTTAATTAGTTTAGGTGTAGGAATAATCATTACATTATTACCCCTTCTTTCCAATGTAATTAAACCAAAGTTATACAATGATTTCAATAAAGGTTTTACATTATGAGATGCTTGTAATTTTGGATCAACAATTCTTCTTATTGTTGTTATATTTTGCTCACCCTTTTCTTTTAATAGTTTAACGGCTTTAATGAAAGCTTCTTGTGGGACTTTACCTGTGAAGTTTTCAATATCTTTATATAAATCAACACTTTTGAAATATTCTTTAGGATTTTCTTTAAAGTATTTTACAACTTCAGGTTTTTTTAATAAATCAATAACCAATTCTCTTAATAATTTTTTGAAATTACTTTTTGTTATTTTTTCATTACTTACAATACTAATTATAGAATATTCTTCCCCATAATATCTTTCACCTGTTTCTTTATTATTTATCATTTCTTTAACATAAAATGTTGGTGATATACTATTATTTTCTATATTTACATCAACCTCTATAAAATGATTAGTATTTGGTTTTTCGAATATTAATTTAAATCCATCAGTCTTATAATATAATTGTGTTCTTTTATAATCTTTAATAGATTTTAATGAATAATCATCGAGTTCATTCTTAATAAAATCTTTTGTAACATCATCTTTAGCTAATATAGCATCTTTCCCAATAGCTTCAATTATTTCAGGGATATATCTTCTAACAATATTAGCTTCTTGCGGAGTTAATAACTCATCACTAGCATCCCAAAACTCAATTTTATTTGATTTCCTATTAACTAAAATAGCAATTTTATATAAGTTATCTTCATCATGAGCCCTATCATTTTTATCGATAATAAAATAAATTAAATTATCTTTTGAATATCCTATATATCTATTATTTGATTTTGCTGATATACACCATTTAGTATTTTGTCCATACTTACAAGACGCTAACATTGAATTTACTTTAATGACTAACCATCTTTTATCTTCATAAATGGTGTTTATCTTATTTTCTTCCCTTTTAGTATATTCTCTTTGTTCTATTCCAATAAAAGTATCCAACATACTTACATAATCCTGAGCCATAATATCTTTAGTTATTAAACCTGATTTTTTATAACTCATCCATCTTTCAAACGCCAAAAGAGCTTTATTAAAAGATTCATCTGCTGTCATATTTGAATCATTCCAAATCTCTAAAGATATATCAAAATACTTTGAAATGTATTTTTTAGGTGTTGGTATTTTATCAGTAAATAATTTAGCATACTTATCAAAAGTATCACTAAAACCAATAGATAAACCAATTTCAGATTTTTCTAATTCTTTTTTCTTGTTATTAATGATATTATCTATTTCATTCTCTAATAATATACTTTCAATCAACGTTCTTAAACTCATATCTATAAATATATCCCAAATTAAAAATTAAACTATTTATAAAGAGGATATAGATATGGCAATAGATAATATTACACTAAGTAGGATTGATACCCTTCATCCAAAAATTAGACAAGAAGTTAAAGACATTTATTTAAATGAAGTGGTTCCAACTTTAACTAACATAACTTGTAGGTTCGCTTATACATTAAGAACATTTCAAGAACAAGATGCTTTATACGCTCAAGGTAGAACAAAACTATTTGATAGTAATGGAAAAAAATTAGGTATTGTTACCAAAGCAAAGGGAGGACAATCAATTCATAATTACGGATTAGCTTTTGATATTGTTTTATTGGTAAATGGTGGTGCTAGTTGGGATGATGTAAAAGATTTTGATAAGGATGGTAAACCTGATTGGATGGAGGTTGTAAATATCTATAAAAGACACGGATATACTTGGGGTGGTGATTGGAAGTTTAAAGATTCACCTCATTTAGAGAAATCAGGATATGATTGGAGAACATTACTTGCTAAGTATAATGCTGGTGATTTTATACCTGGAACAAAATATGTAAATATATAATAAACTAATAAATAAAAACTAACAAACTATGTTATTAAAAGTAGGATCTACTGGAGAAGATGTAAAAAAACTCCAAGCAAAATTAGGAACTGCAGCTGATGGTATTTTCGGTGCAGGAACAGAAAAACTTGTTAAAGAATGGCAATCAAAGAATAATTTAAGTGCTGATGGTATTGTCGGTGATGGAACTTGGAAAGCAATGTTCGGTGAAGTGGCAGCACCTGCACCTACAACAACTGCAATTCCAGCTTCAAGTTTTAAATTGGATAAATTAAAAGGACATGTTCCTGATTCAGTATTGGCTCAAATCCCTGATACAGCAGCTAAGTTCAACATCACAAACAATTTAAGATTGGCTCATTTCTTAGCACAATGCGGACACGAAAGCGGTGGTTTTAAAGCAACACAAGAAAACTTAAACTATTCAGCTGATGGTTTGAAGAAGATATTCCCTAAGTATTTCCCTGGAACATTGGCTGAGGGTTATGCAAGAAACCCACAGAAAATCGCTTCTAAAGTATATGCTTCAAGAATGGGTAATGGTGATGAAAATTCAGGTGAAGGATACAAGTTCAGAGGAAGAGGTTTTATCCAGTTAACTGGTAAAGCTAACTATCAAGGATTTACAAAGTTCATTGGTGAAGATTGTATCGCTAACCCAGATTTAGTAGCAACTAAATATCCATTGGCTTCTGCGGCATATTTCTTTAATTCAAACAAATTATGGGAAATATGTGATAAAGGTGCTGATGAGGCGACTGTTACGGCTGTTACAAAAAGAGTAAATGGCGGGGTTATAGGGCTTTCGGACAGATTAAAACACTTCAAAGAATATTATGCTTTATTATCATAATTTTTTTGTATAATTGAAAAACTTTATTATTTTTGTATTATGACAATAGGAGATTTATGTGAATTCAAAACCAACTTCCCTGAAGCGGATTTTTGGTTAGTTAAAAAAGGTAGTAGAAATGAAATTGGTAAGCCAGTTAAAACATTCTCACCTGAAAACATTGGTGTTAAAGTAATTAGAACCGATGTATTACTTCCAGAGTATCTGTATTATGTCTTTATGAACATACAAAATCAAGGTGTTTTTGATATGTTAGCAGATGTAAATGATGGTGGAAAACGGATTATTTCAATTGAAAAACTTAAACAAATCCCTATTGGAAATCAATAACTTAAAAGAATTATACCCGATTATTTGTTTAGTCGGGTATTTTTTTTTATTTTTGTTGTATGATAGACAATTTTGAACAAATAAAACAATACTTAACATTTGATAGTTCAGATGATTTCTATTACGTTCAGATAATTCAAAGGCGTAAGGAAAATCCTGAATTAAAGACAAATAACTATATGGTTAAATCATATGCTATAAGTTCTATTGACTATCTTGATATGAAGAAGAAAGAGATTGTCACCCTTTGTGAATTACATAACGCCAGGGCTTACATCAATCTAAATAAAAGGAGTTTTGAAAAGTGTGCTTACCATTCAATGAAGAAACTAACAGATGTAATATTAGCTAAGAGTTTTAAATCCGCTAAGAAAGTATTTGATAGTGTGGCTTCAGCATATTCATCTGATAAAGAAAAGAAATGGTTAATTGATGTGGATGATATGGAGTTTCCAAGTCCATTGATGATGGCTCATATTGAACATAATTGTAAGCCTTATGACCCTGATAAGATAATTGGTGTGATAAAAACTTTAAATGGATGTCATTTAATAACCAAACCATTTAACATTGTTCAATTTAGGGAGAAATACCCTGATGTGGAGGTGAAAAAAAACTCACCAACACTATTGTATTATTCAAAATAATTTAATACTATTATAATATGAAAAAGTTTGTTTTTACCAACAAAGGTAGTGATGAGGTTATTGGATTGACTGAAACACAAGAAGAATTGCAGGAAGCTATTGAGTTTTTTGCTGAAATAAAGAAATTACCTGTGGATGAGTTTCTTAAATTATATGATGTTAAACAAATTAAAACTAAAGAACGTGGAAGAATTAAATAAAATAGGTGGTATTGATATCAATGATATATTAAAAATCTATGGACAGGTAAATAATGGTTTTAGTGAAATATACGAATTGAGTGATGATTATGGGGTATATTTAGTTCCATTTGATATTAAAAATTACATACCTAATGATTGGGATATGATATATTTTGGTGGTTCAGCACCAGAAAAACCTAAAAACTTAAAAAATGGTGTCCCTATGAATTGGGATAATGAAAATATTTAATCTACTAAAACCCAAACAAAGAAAGTGTGGAATGAAGCACTGAAAAGGATATAATAGATAAGAAAATCAATTATTCCGATTATTGGTGAGTAGAATACTATTGCTAATGAAATACAAAGTATCATAATACATTTAGCAAGATGCCACCAGTCAGTAAGGAATACAAATGCTGATGTTGAGAATGGGAACTTTTCACCCAAACCAGCGACACCATGTTTATATTTATTTGTCCAAGATTTCTTTGGGTTAAAGAATTGTGAATATTTGTTTAAATGTTTTTTAAAGAAAGATTTTTCCCATCTATAAGTGACTACATCCATAGATGCGTTAAATATTCCTGCTAATATTATGAAAATAATTGAAATCATATAAATAAATATTTGAAAATAATAAAAATGTTATGTATCTTTGTGATATTAAAATAAAAAAATATGAAAAATAAATTTTTAGAAAATGGAACGATGTTAGTGTTTACAACATTGATGAGTGTTTTATTCTTTTTGATAACTTATAAAGTTTTCAGATTGGTAGATTGGGGTGCTCCGGTGGTTTTTGGTTGGAAATTGTTATTATTACCGATGTGGTGGGTTTTGATGTTAATGGTAACATTCATTTTCATATATTTCTTACTTAAATCAATACTTTATTTAGTTAAATTAGTTAAAAACAAATAAAAAGATTATGTCGGATAATAGTTCAAAGAAATCAGGATTAGGGATTGGGACAATACTTTTCCTTATATTTTTAACTCTTAAATTGGGTGGTTGGGGAATTGTTGCTACTTGGAGTTGGTGGTGGGTATTTTCTCCATTATGGATACCAATCGCGATTGTTTTATTAATCATTATTTTTGCTGGTATCATATCATTAATTTTTAAATAGAAAAAAATATTTGGAAATATAAAATATCTTCCTTATCTTTGTTTCATAAATAATAAAAACTATGGGATTTTTTAGCTGGAAAACACAAGACACAAAAAAAAGTATTGCTAATCAATACAGCACATTACCTACATTCCCTGTCTATATGACTGACAATCAAGGTAATATTTGGAAAGAAGAAAACTATGATGGTTATGGTGAGTTCGGTGGTAAGGATTACTACGAATTATTAGCCGAAATGAATGGTTTAGGTTCAGATAGAAGTGCTGGTATTGATTTGGTATTCAATGAAATCGGTGAAAAATATATCGCACCAAACTTATCTGAAAGTCCAAATTGGGAATGGATTGAAGAAGAACCTGAAAATTGTGAGTTTCAAGGATACTTTTATTATGATGATGAAGATGAAAGTTATGATGAGGATGAAGATTAATTAAAAAAGGTTTGTTAATTCAAACCTTTTTTGTATATTTGTAATATGGAAATGAAAATAACATTAGAAAAAGGACAAAAGCTATTCTTTACTTCGGATACTCACTATGGGCACAAGAACATATGTCGAGGTGTAAGTAATTGGAAAACTTATGATGGTGAAACACCTATCAATCAAACACGTCCATTTAACACACTTGAACAAATGAACGCAAGGATTGTTGCTGGTTTAAATGCTTCGGTTGGTGAGAATGATATTCTTATCCATTCAGGGGATTTTTCATTTGGTGGATTTGAAAACATTGAGATATTCCGTAATAGAATTGTTTGTAAGAATATTCACTTGGTATTGGGTAATCACGATCACCACATAGAACGTAATAAAGGTGGTGTGAAAAACTATTTCAAGTCAGTAAATGATATCTTAACCCTTCACGTTGAAATGGATAAGGAAAGTAAAAAAGACCCTAAGATTGTTCATATATTCGAAATATCTCACTATCCAATTGCTTCTTGGAAGAATATGAATGAAGGTGTGATACATTTACACGGACACGTTCATTTACCTCCACATAAAAGGCTTTCAGAGGGTAAAGGTATGGATATTGGTATTGATGGTAATAATATGGATCCTATTTCATTGGAAGAGGTTTTATCAATTATGGAAAATCAACCAATAAGAAAACTATCATTGCCATCCGATCATCACGAAGAAAGATTAAGAACCTAATATTTATTTGTATGGCATATTCAAGATGGAGTAATAGTATTTGGTATAGTTTTTGGGTTTCAACTGATTTAAAATATAAGTTGCCAACACAGAAATTAAAAGATGAACAATTGTTCGAGATTTGTGATTTCCCTTCATATTATGTGAGTTATGGTTCAATCAAAACTGAAGGTATTGATGTAGTTCTTAAAAAAATAAAAGAGTTTTATTCAAAGGATCATAACGGTTCAATATTTGATAAGTATGTTGATGGTAAATTGACATACAAAGAAACAACATTTGATGCTAAAAATAATACCGATGAAGAAATTGAAGAATTGAAGGATTATTTAACTCAATTTATAAATGATGTTGATAAGCATTTCAAATGGAATAACTTCTTTTATTATGAATGGTATCTTCCCTTTCGTCATAGTTTAAATAAAAAGTCCCAGTAATGGGATTTTTTTTTGCCTATTTATGGATATGAAAAAACTAATTACATTATTATTTATGCTACCCTTATTGGTATTTGGGCAAGCAAACAAGATTGATACAACAATATATGTATCAAATTACACCAGTTATTTTAGCAAATCACACAAAAATCCTATTATTTTAACTTATAAGTTGTATAAAGGTGGAGGTGATTGTTCAAGAGCGGGTTTCAGATTTAAAAATGATTTACCTATTTCTTGTCAAACTGACGCTGAATATCTTAAATCAGGTTATGATAAAGGACATTTGGCTAATGCTGAGGACTTTGCTAATAATTGTATGTATGATGAATTAACATTCAGATATTACAATTGTGTTCCACAAACAAAAGAATTGAATAGAGGTATTTGGAAACAACAAGAAACAACAATTAGAGCGATGTCACAAACAGATAGTTTATTAATATTCTGTTTCAATGATTTCTCAAGTTGTAATAAACCACAAAATAGCTTACATGTTCCTACACATTGTGTTAAAGGTGTTAAATCTTTATCAACTGGTAAATGGGTAAGTATTATGTTATATACAAACACAAGCAAACCTGAAGGTAAACAAATCACACCTGAAGAGTTTAAAGCTAAGTTTGGAATTGATATAAACCAATATTAAATATTTAACTATTTATTGGTATGAAAAACAATAAAGAACAAGAGCCAATAATTGCTCAACCAACAGAAAAAGTTATGGAACAAAAAGAAAACAAAGTTAAGAAGTTTTTAGGTTTAGGAAAATCGGACTTCGTTAAAGTAGATGACAAAAACAGATTCTACTACATGCTTCAAGGTATGCAAAATAACAGATGGAGAATTACTTTAATAGTATTATTCTTATTCTTCTTTATTATTGCAGGTATCAACTCAGCAGTATTTTTCGGTATTTTAATCAATGAATCTTGGAAAGAAATGTTACTTATTTTATTAGGAGCATTTGTCGGTAATTTAAACAAAGTAGTTGATTACTGGTTCAATTCTGAAGATAGAGATAAGATGTTAATTGCTAAGGTAGATGAGGAAGATGATTCAGTTGAAGCAATTATCGCTAAAAGAAATGCACCAGCAAACATTTAATTATGGCTTACATATATAGACATATAAGATTAGACAAGAACGAACCTTTTTATATTGGTATTGGGGACAATTCACATGAAGGAACTTACCCTCGTGCTCATAGTAAAAAACATAGAAATAATCATTGGTTAAACATAGTTAAAATTACTGATTATAGGGTTGATATTATTATGGATGATATGACTTGGGAAGAAGCTTGTGTAAAAGAAAAAGAACTTATATGTTTATATGGTAGGCATGACAAAAATCTTGGTTGTTTATCAAATCAAACGGATGGTGGTGATGGTGGGACTGGTATTATTGTTAAAGAAAAAACAAAAGAAAAAATTAGAAGTTTTCAATTATCTTTAAACAAGAAAGGAAAACCAGGGCGTGTTTGGACTGAAGAATATAAACAAAAACTATCTAAAACTATTACAGGACATAAACATACTGAAGAAGCGAAAGAAAAAATGAGGAAGCCGAGATTAAATACTGAAGGATATAAAAGACCTAAAAATAAAATTGAATGTCCTCATTGTGGTATGATGGCTCAACCAACAAATGCTTATAGATGGCATTTTGACAATTGTAAGAAAAAGTCAAATACTATGGGTAGTTAAAATTATAAAAGGAGTTAAGTAAAAATTAACTCCTTTTGTTTTTCATTACACCAACAAACAATATTATCTGATTTATAATTGTTATCCCAAATCAATTTTTGATTATTGAAGAAATTATTAACCCTAAATAAAGTTGGTTCGTGTTTAACCCATTCATACCCTAAAGATTTTAAAAAGCTATATATAGATTCTGATTTATCGTGTCTATCATCCTCAATATAAAGTATTGGCTTACATCTTTCTATTGTTTTAATAGAACCCCTCAATACTTCTTCTTCATAACCTTCAACATCAATCTTAATAACATCCACATTATTAAAATTATAACTATCTAAAGTTTTTATTTCAATCTTTTCTCTAATTAAAGATTCATCATTAATTGATACACCACCAAAATTAGACATTGTTTTATAATTAATTTTAGGGATTGATGTAATTCCACTATAAGATCCCAAAGCTACTTGGTATGATTCATTTTTACAATTATAACTCAATATTTTATACAAATATGATTGAGGTTCGAATGAAATAACATTCTTATTTGAAGCAATTAAAGCTTGTGATATTGTTCCAATATTTGCACCAATATCAATAAATAAACCATCACCTGTAATTTTAATTAAAAATTCGGTTTCATCTGGATTATATTCACCATAGTTTAATATGCTTTGACCTATATATACATCAGTATTAAGATAGGTTATCATACCCCATCTACCTTCAATTACTGATAACGGATTATTATTCATACTTAAATAATAACCATTTTAGTTGATTTTTAAATAGTCAGTATTTATTATTTTAATATATGGAAACACCTTTAGAAATCCTTATGGGATGGATTATTCAAGAAAATAATCTCAGAGCAATTGATGTGGCTGATGTTTATATTAAAGCTAAAGAATTATTAGAATACGAAAAAGAATACATTAAAAATGATGTTGATATATTAAATTAGATTTCATATCTTTATGTTATGTCAAAAGATACAATATACATAGATTTTAGTTGGTTTAAAGATTTTAAAATAAAGTTAAAGATATTTTTTAATCTAAGTTATTCCTCAATGAATTATAGATATTCTAAGGAATGGGATTTGAGGTTAAATCAATTGATGAATGAACATAGTTTTACCAGAATTAGTGATCATAGTGCTTATTTAGGTGATACTGAATTGTGGATTAGTAATCATCCTTATGCAAGTTTTGTTGAAATGGGAGAAACTTTTCTTATACGTGATGATCAAAGGGTTAGAGCATCAAGATTAACAATTTATAAAGCACATAAAAAATTGGAACAAGATAAACTTATCCCTGAAAATATTAGGCGAAGATATACATATTCATATTCAGGTGCGGTTTCAAATGGTTCTATGGCTACAGGTGTGATTTCAGATGGTTCTATGGCTACAAGTGGTTCTATGGTTAAAGCTAGAATTATGAATGAATTAGGTAATGGTATTCCTAATAATTGGGAAAATGAATTATAATTTGATTTATCAAAATATTTTCATTATCTTTGTTGGGTGAGATATTTAATATTAATATTGTTTCCGTTGATTGGTTTTGGACAGGTAAAGAATGTTCATAAAAAGGTTGATGTGAATGTATATGTTAATGGTTTTAAGGGGTTTAACTTAAATAATCTCTTATCAAATGAGGTTAGTATAATAAGAGTAGGTGTTGAGTGGGATAAGGTAAAACATACTAAGAAAGAGGTTCATACATACTTAGTTAGGAATTATTCGGATTCTGGTTTAATAACCAAGTTTGTTGATAGTTTCAATGGTGGGTATATGATTGTTATAGGACAATTTGATAAGTTTGAGGTTGTGAGGTATTTTACTATTCATCTTGATTATTTAACAAGAAAGATAGTAGCAATTGAAGTAGAAAAAATTAGATAAAAATGAAAAAAATAGTATTATTTTTGTTGTTGGTAATTGGATTATCGGCACAGGCACAGAACTATGTAGGGTTCTCTTTTAGGGATATTAAATATGAGATGAACTTGAAGGGTTATATCCTCACAGAAGGGTATGATAAGGATGGGGATTATTATTTAGGAGCTTCATCATCAACGGAGTATAAAGTTTATTATTTCACAAAAAACAATATTTGTGCGGTATATGTTTATACTATGAAGAATGCTACATATAGTGATTACGAAAGGGCTTTATATAGTAATGGTTTTACTAAAAATAGTAATGGTAGGTATTATAATGGTAGGAGTGTGGCTAAGATTGAATATGATACCCAATATAGTTGTTGGTATGTAAGTATGGGAGTTAATTAATATTTATAGATTATGAATAGAGAAGAAAAAAAGAAAGAAATGTTTGCAGTGATTGCGTTATTAGTTTATTTTGCGGCAATAATTGCTTTGGGTTTGTTTTTTGTTTTGTAAAGGAAATGGTCCTATAGCTTAACGGATAAAGCAATATAAAAAAAAATAAGTGCTCTATACATTTTTATTTATTAGCTATTTATATGTATGGGTAAATATAATAAAGAAGATTTGGAAGATATGATATTAAATAAAAAAATGTCATATGAGAGTATTGGTAAATTGTATAATGTTTCTGGTTCTGCAATTAAAAAAGCGGCTCTTAGGATGGGACTTTCCCTTGAAAAGAGAAGAGTAGTGAGTGATGATGAGCATTTTAATAAAGGTGTAAGTAAAATTGAATATAGTGAAGGTGTTTGTTTAAATTGTGAAAATATCTTTATTGAATACTCAAATAAGTTAAATAAATATTGTTCTTTTAAATGTCAACAAGAAAAACAACATAAAGATAAGTATGAATTATTTTTAAAGGGTGGTGAAAATTATCAAAGAACTAATTTTAGTTATAAAACTTTTAAACCTGATATTTTAAAAGAACAAAATAATTGTTGTTTAATATGTGGTTCTAAAGATGAATGGAATGGGAAAAAATTAGTGTTTATTATGGATCACATTGATGGAAATGCGGCTAATAATAGAAGGGATAATTTGAGGTTGGTTTGTCCAAATTGTGATAGTCAATTAGATACTTATAAATCTAAAAATAAGAATTCGGCAAGGAAAGAAAGATATAAATAAAAAATGGTTCCATAGCTCAGCTGGATAGCAGCGTCTGATTTCTAATCAGAAGGTCGTAGGTTCAAATCCTACTGGAACTACCAACAACTTAAATGTTGTGCAAGAGTACCCGATCTCTGAAGATAAACAAAGGGGTTAGTTAGGTGGCGGAATTGGTTAGACGCAAGGCTGGTATGGTGTTAGTATGCCAGGGACAAGTAGAAATACGAAATGCACCGTACAGGTTCGAATCCTGTCCTGGCTACAAAAATTAAATAAAGGAATATGGAAAAATTCAGAATTAAAGAAGAAAAGTATGTAAGTGGGAAAAGTAAATTTTTTCCTCAAATGTTTGTTGAAGGTGAATGGAAAATTCTCTCTTACAATATATTAGGGTTTAACAATAACGGAACAGATTGGTGTACAACACTTGAAGATAGTCAAAAGTTGATAGAGAATTTTCGTATGATTATAGATTCAAACGGTGTTGATAAAATAGTAGAAGAAAAAATTTACGAGGTTAGTTAAAATTACACATAACGATACTCAAATAGTCAGGTGGCGACATGGTGTTGTCGTAAATAGAATATCCGAGGTCGTAAGCCCTCATATAGGTTCGAATCCTGTCCTGACTACACTTGGTTTTGGTAGAGTTCCAGAAAACATATAGACAGAACTAAAAACAATCTACCTCATTGATATAGAAGTATCTGACAGCTTGGAAAGACAAGTAAATAGTTAGGTGGCGGAATGAGGTCGCAAAGCGTCCTCTTGGTAGACGCAGCTGTGATGATTTTGCTGGAAGGTGAAACTCCTTGATTTTTTAACAAAGTTTAAACTATCAAAATATTAGCAGGGTTAATCAGTTCCCAATCATCGTACAGGTTCAAATCCTGTTCTGACTACAAAATAAAAAAAAGTTATGTTAGATACTATTAAATGTATGGATTATGATGGTATGGGTAATTGTGGTAGATTCCCGCCAACTAAAAAGAATAAACGGATTACTTTCTGGCGTATGTTAGTTTCTTTTATAAAAAAAATTAAATAATATGGAAGATATTGTAAGGATAATATTAACTGAAAAGGGATTTACGCAAACAATCTCAAACATTAAAGATTTAAACACAATACAGGTATTAAACGGAGGTAAAAAATGAATGCTAATGAATTAAGGATTAATAATTGGGTTGGATGGAATGGACCATCTCATTATGAAAATGCTTTAGTATCTGCAATATCAAAAGATGAGATATTTTTTAAATGTGGTGATTCTGGATTGATTAATGAAATAGAACCAATCTTACTTACGGAAAAATGGTTATTGAGGTTTGGGTTTAAGTATATAGATAAAAGTGATAATGATTATATTACATATACTGACTCAAACCATGAATATTATTTACAATTAGACGTTAGAAGAAAAGATGGGAAATACACTATTTTAGATAATTCTTTTGATGATTTGAGGGCGTTTTCAATGGTAGATATTATGTATGTCAACCAATTACAAAACTTATATTTTGCTTTAACTGGAAAAGAATTAGAAATTGGAGGTGAAAAATGAAAGGAAGATTAAAAAAAGAAAATCAAAAATGGTATGTTGAAGAACCAAGTGGTTTAGATTTTACAGGTATGCCTTGTTTAGGTGGTTTATATTTAATCCATCCAAAATACTTAAAGTATTATTTTTTGGATGATGAAGATAGTGGTAGGGATGTAGAGTTTGAGATAGTGGAGGAAACTTACGCTAAATTAATTAAATATAAAGTTGAAGTTTCTGATTACACTAACCCTAATAGTATGATTAATAGATTGACAGAACATTTAAAATTAATTACACCTGAAGAGTTTATCAAAGAAATGGAGGATATTAATTCTGAAGGTTTTGGTGAAGGTAAAACAATGGGTGAGTTTTTAAAATTAAATGAATTAGAAGCCAAATTAGATAAAGCTTTAAGTGAAGAAACATCTGAAAGTTTGAATAAATGGTTTGATGAAAAAAATAATACATGCACTTTACCTGATTGTCCTCATTGTGCTTATGAAGAGCAACAAAGATACGAAGAAGAACTTGAAAGGGAGGCTGCCATTGATTTTGCTAAATGGTTGGCTCAGAGTTGGATGAGTATGTGGGTTAAAGATAGGTGGTTATGGGAGAATGTGGAAGAGGAAAAACCCCAAGAATATATGGGTTATAAAACGGAAGAAGAATTATATGAACTTTATTTAAAATCATCATAATTGAAAAAAAGTTGATATTATAAAATAAATTATATATCTTTGAAGTATAATAAATGGATCTTTAGCTCAGCTGGTAAGTAGCACCTGACTCTGAAAAATTAAAAACAACATATTTATATATATGGAATGTAAGTTTTGTAAAAAAGTTTGTAAGAATGATAATAGTTTAAGAAATCATGAGAGATTATGTAAAAATAATCCTGATAGACAAATATTAAAAAGTAATTTTATTGAATATAATAAAAAAAGAATTAAGGGGGAGGTAAAAGTAAGTAATGCTTTTATAAAGGCAAAAGAATTGGGACTACCAAAACCAATTATTTCTGAAGAAACAAGAAGAAAAATATCGGAAACTAGTAAAGGTAGGGTTTATTCTGAAGAGCAAAGGAAAAAACATAGTATTTCAATGAGAAGGGCTGTTGAATTACATCCTGATAGTTATGTTAAAAATAATGTTGTTGGTAGGGTTAAAAATATAACATATAAAGGGGTTAAGTTAAAAGGTAGTTGGGAATTATTAGTTGCCAAATGGTTTGATGAAAATAATATCAAATGGGAGCATGAAACTAAATCTTTTGATTATGAATGGAATGGGAAAAGGAAATATTACCCTGACTTTTATTTACCTGATTTTGACATCTATATTGAAGTTAAAGGGTATGAAACAGAAAGAGATAGGATTAAATGGTTAAGTATCCCTAACTTAATTGTTTTCAAATCTGATGAAATTAAAAAAATTAAAAACAAAGTATTCAATATTGATTTTAATAAAAAAATATTTTAACTTTGAAAATGAAATAAATGGATCTTTAATTCAGGGGTACAGAATAGCACGCTCATAACGTGAAGGTCGTAGGTTCAAATCCTACAAGATCCACAAATAGAATAAAAAATGGGAAAATGTTGTTGTCCGGATGTAGATACTGGTGGTGATGGTGGTGGTTGTTTTGCTATAATAATAGTAGTATTAGGATACGCCATATTTGAGATGATTACTAAGTATTGGATACCAATTACAATCGGTTTATTGGTTATTTTCGCGATTTATATGTTTATAAAATACATTAAATAATTTGGTATTTTAACAATTAATCCGTATATTTGTAATACAAATAGAATAAAAATGAAAGAAGGAATACACCCTAAAACTTACAGGAAAGTTGTTTTTAAGGACATGACAAATAATTATATGTTCTTATGTCATAGCACACTTGATACCAAAGAAACTATTAAATTGGAAGATGGTGTAGAATATCCTTTATACAAATTGGATATATCTGATAAATCACATCCATTTTACACAGGACAAAATGTGTTTATTGATAGAGCAGGTAGGATTGATAAGTTTAAAAAGCGTTACGCATCTAAATAATTTAATATGACAGGTAATACAGAAGATATAAGCTATAGAATGGAGTTATTTAAGAACTCATCAGGGTTTAAATATGCTAAAGTGGATATACCCGAAGAAAAACCAAAAAAACCATTAAAAACAAAGTCAAAAAGGGTTTTATCAACAAATCCAGATGACAATAAAACTTATAGAATATGAGAAAAATAATTTATTTAATCGCAATTTTATCCATTATATTAGTTGGGTGTGAAGATCCTTGTATTCCAAACCCAAATGGTGTTAGTTATATTAAAATGGGTTTAAAAGATAGTCAAGGTGTTCATTATATCAGAGTTGAAGGACCTAAAGATTTTGGTATTCTTTTTGGTGATTTAGTTCAATTTAAATGTTCTAATTCAAGATCGTATTATGATGGTATAGCTGTTGATGTAAATTATTTTTCACTTATTACAGAAGATGAATATAACAAACATAATGGACTAATAAACCCAGAAACAATTCAACTTGACACAACTTCACCTTATTAAAATATAGGTAAAATAAACCCCTTAAATGGGGTTTTTTTATGTTCTAAACTATTTATATTGTATGAAGGTAAAAAGTAGATTAAATGAAGCTCTTGGAGTTCCTGAAGGTATTTTAGAAGTTGCAGAAGAAATAGTTGATAAAATAACTAAATTTGATTTTAAATATAATATTGTTGATAATTTTGAAGATTATCAAGATAATAGTGGTAAAAGTAATGAAATAAACACTCCATTTAAGATTGGTGATTTAACATTTAAGAAAATATCAATTGTAATAAATGTAATGCCATATTTTTATCCTGGATTTGATAAACTTGAATATGCGGGTGCATCAACACCGTTTGAAAATGAAATGGTTGGTATTGGTAAGTTTAAAAATGTAAAACAAGATAGTTTAGTTATTATATTTAATTTTTATTGTCCTGGTGATAAATATGGTAATCCAACTATAAGTGATAAACAAATTAAAGTTGAACTTAAATACAATTTTATTCATAATATGGCTAAATTTATTAGTGTAATTGCACATGAGTTAAAGCACAATTATGATACCAACAAAAAACCATATGATGATATTATTAGACAATCAAAATTTCAAACATCAATGGAATTATCATCAATACTCAATTCATTAAGCCCTATTGATGAAGTAGAATATGTGTTTTATTCATCATATTTTGTTTCTGTAATTGAAAATTTAGTAAGACCTACTGAAGTAATGTCATTAATTAGAACTCATCAAATAACTAAAAAAGATTTCTTAAACTTTATTAAAAGTAATGAAACTTATAAAACATTAAATAAAATAAAAAATTTTACAGCTAATGAGTTTTATTATAGATTATTTAAAAATTTGGATAAAATTCGTAAAAATATTTATACATTGAAAGGAAAATTTGGTTATAATTTCAATATATACGATTACTCATCATCTGAATATATTATTAAATTATATTTATATATTATGAAAGATTTATTTGAGAAACATTCAATTGAGTTTATTAAATCTTTTACTTATGATAGTAATTTATTTGATAATTCTGAAAATCGGAAGAGATATTTTCAGAGTATTTCCGACAAAATTAAAAAAAATATTAAACCTGAAGAATTTTTTAAATCTGAAATAGAGAATAATGCTAAGAAAGCTGACTTGGCAATTAGAAAATTAGCTAAATTATATGCAATGGCTAAATAAGTTATGAAGATTATTATTACAGAAGAACAAAAGAAAAAGTTATTTACTCTCAGGAGAATAACTGAAAGTATTAAAGCATCTGAAGCTCATACTGAGATTGGTTCATTTAGAACCCTTGAAGATGGTAAAAGAAATATTGCTTGGGTTCAAATCAACATAGTTCCTTATAAACTACAAAAATACATAATTGATTCCAGTGAAAGAAATGATTTTGGGGTAATAAGAGTTTTAGAAAATCCAAATAAACCTGTTATTATTTATAGACAAGGTTATAAAGAACAAGCAGAAGAACTATATAATATCGCCAAAAAATATAATGGTTATTTAGCTTGGAACGCTTCTTATGAAGATAGCAAAAGAATTGGTGAATTATTAGAATATACCCCAAAAGATATTGAAAAATATCTTAATAAGAATTATACAGATAAAAAACTTAATGAAGGACAAGTTTATAATTATAAGTTAGATAAAAGTCATGCTGATCCAACCGAAAGAAAAATTATCTATAACTTTACCAATAAAAATGGTTATGACTTTGAAGTTATATTCTATAATTTAGGTGATAATAACTGGGAAAGAGAATATTCCACTACTAAAGGACTTGCAGTATTAAACGCAAATGATGCTTATAATATATTGGAAACTATTACAAATATAACTCTTGACTTTATTGAAAGATATGAACCAGATAATATCACTATCTTCCACATCAAGAAAAATAAAGAAAGTGGTGATCCAACCAAACCTTCAAAAAGAGCATTGATAAATAAAAAATATTTAGAACCTGCAATCAATAAATTAGATGATTACTACTATAAATTATTAGGATCAACATCATACATCTCTAAAATATGAAATACTCAACAATCAAACCAAAACCACACTTAAAAGGTAGTTTAAACAATAAACAAACATTAGAACATATCTTCTGGATTAAAAAACAAAAAACAAGTTATACTGAAATTACCAAATTAAAATAATATATAAGTTTATAATTATGATTGAAGATATACGTAAAATGATTGACAAAGTGAAAAACTTTGAACAATTCATAAATGAAAACCAAGAAATAGATAATTTAATAAAAGATATTACATTCTTTAAAACAGCTCAAGGTAGTAAATATATTAGGTTATCTGATGGTAGAATACGTAGATGGAAATCAAGTCATGCTAACACAGGTGGTGAGGATATGGGATTACATGATTGGAATCAACAATCAATATTTGTGGATCCACAATATGAAAAAGAAGCTAACTCAATTCAATTTTTAATAGGACAAGGTAAAAAGAATTTGGCTCTATCTAAAACTCAGGATGGTAAAATGGTTGTTCTTATTTATAAAGATAATGAATGGAAACCCGCAACTTGGGGAGATGCATACCCTAAATTTACTAACATAAACCCAAAAACTAAAGATAAAGTTTTATCTTGGGAATATAAAAAAGAACCAGTTAATGGTTATCACGCTGTAGATTTTAATTTAAACAATAATCGTATTATTAAAAGTTATCATTTCGGTAGCCCTGTTTCTGAGGTTAAAACAAAAGGACAAATGGATCCTGAAGATATAAAATTATTCTTTCCAAGTAAAAGTAATTGATTTTCACATACTTAGTAAAGTAAATAAAATTATTTGAAAAATATTTTTAATTGTCAATAAATATTGTATCTTTGTTATACAAAACCAATTAAAAATACTAATATGAGAAACAGCAAATGGATTTCTATGGATGGTGACATTGATTTTAGATTATCTGTAAGATGTATCAATTTACCATTAAACAAGAAAAACTACAAACTACTTGATAGGTATTGTAGAAAAAATAGTTATAGTAGTCGTTGTGGGCACGAGTGGGATTGTTGCGGTTGTGTAAGTTCAGTAAATACCTGGATGACATATTGTAATACCAACAAATATGGAGCACCTCAAATAACCATCCATCAAAGAGTTAGTTTTAATTACTAACACATAAAAATTGATTTTGTTAAACTAATTCATTATTTTTTAAAAAAAGGAGTAAAATTATGGGTGCGGACATTCACATGTATTTAGAATACACAGACAAAGAAACATTAGAAAAAGAAAGAAATGGTGATTTAAATGGTAGAAGTGAGCCAGTTAAAGCCTATTGGCGTAATTTTGGTGGTAGAATAAATCCAGGTAGAAATTATTGGTTATTCGGTATTCTTTCAAAAGGGGTTAGAGTTAATTTTGAAAATGGTTTTGAACCCAAAGGTATTCCTGATTTTCATAGTTTGGGATATTACACAAGCGGTGATTATTCTTTATATATTAGTGATAGTGATAATGATGAAGAAGGTAGATATTGCACATTAGAAAAAGCTATTAAATGGGCTTCATCTGAATATTATAGTTCCGAATTATATTATAGAAATCCAACAGATGATAAACCAACTTGGGTAAGTAATCCTGATTGGCACTCAGCATCTTGGGTTACAAGAGAAGAATATGAAAAGGCTATACATATATATAAAGATATGTGTAGAAAAGAGCATTATGAGGATCCTGTCAATAATCCAACTGAAGATGTTCTTGTCCCTGAATATGATGCTTTATTGGCGGCTATGAAATCGCTTGAAAATGATGGTTATGTTTGTAGGATTGTATTTTGGTTTGATAATTAAAAAAATATGAGAAATATATTATTTACATTAATGATATCAATTAGTTTGTTTTCTTGTAATATGGATAATGACTATTATGTTATTGAGAAACACGAAAATAAAGTAGTTAAGAGTGTTATTTATCATCCAACAGGGTATGATAATACATTACAAACAACTCCGTATTGGGAGATTAGTTTTGCTAATGAACCAATATCTATTAGATCCAATAGGTGTTATGAAGTCGGTGATACTATTGATGTGATTGTAAAAATAGTTAAAAAATATGAAAAAAATTAAATTATCTGATAATATTTATGGATAAATAATATGGAACATGATATAATTTTAAAAAATAAAGGTATTGAATTAGTCAAAACAATTTATTATAATTTACCTAATAATGGTTTATCAGATTATGGTATCAATTCTTGTAGTAGTAGATTAAAAGAAGCTAAAAAAGCTTCATTAATATCCATTGATTTTTTCTTGAATACACTAAATGAAACAGAACATAAAGATTTGATTGATTATTACAAAGAAATAAAAATTATAATAGAAAAATATGAAATATAGATTATTATTATTACTTATTCCATTAATGGCTTGTAATAATACTGAAAGTGAAGTTATTAAGTCAAATAGAAATAAAGATTGGAAGGTTGAAGTTATTGAAGGACATGATTTCTTATATAGAACTGTTGATAGATCAGTTGCTTATATCCATAGACCTAATTGTAAGGCTTGTAAATTAAAAACAGATAGTTTAGTAGTTGAAACCACAACATTTTAAAAGATATGGAAAATAAAAGTTTAATTGGTTTAAAATATGAACCACATGATAATTCATATGCAATCAATATGACATCATCATCTAATTATCCATATAAAAATGATCAATTATTTTTGGGTGGAACTATTAACACTAAAAAAGTTATATGTGATATTGTTTCAGATCCTTTTTATTGTATTATAGAAACCCCATTCGGGGATAAAAAAAGATGTGAAATGATTATGGTTGATTATAATGATACAACATCCTGTGTGGTATTTCATAAAAATTGTGTGATTGATGAAAAAAGTTTAATGGGAAATGGATTACCTAAAATATGGGAGGATGAAATATGAAAAACTCAACATTGATTTTAACAACTATAATGCTTGGTATAATAACCACATTATCTATTCTATTTACTAAAGTTATGGTAATTCTTAGTATTTTAGCAATTGCAATTTTAATAATGTTTTATTTAATTAGTTGTATAGCTGATTATGATGATGAAGTTTTTGTTAAAAAAAAATATAACATATTACTAATTATTAAAAGATTTTTTGAATGGGTGGATAGTAAGCCAAGATTGATTAAAATATCAAAAAAGAATTGGAGAGCTCCTGATAATTGGGATAGTGAAATTAAATGAAAGAAGTGGATTTTAAAGTAGGGGTTAAGTTTAAATATATGGGTATTTACTTCACTAAGGAGTATAATAGAACACAAGAAGTTTTACAGATAGTTTTTATTAATGGTGAAAAATCTGTAAGAGCAAAGTTTCTTGATAATGAATACATACACATATTCGAAATATCGGATAAAAAAAATGCTTATTCCTCATTTTGTTATCCATTGGATGCTGAATTAGAAAATGGAATACCTGTTTTTTGGGACGAAGAAATTAAATAAAAATGAAAACATATAGAGCAATATTAAATAAAAAAGACAACAAGTATCATCTTGAAATCCAAAAGTATAAAAAGAAATATTTTTGGTCAGGATATGATTGGCATTTCCATATGTCATATTCAACAACAGATTTGAATACAATGATTAATGAAGCCAATTTAAATGAACATTTAGTTCCAGATCTTAAAAACCTTGTTATAAGTTTATGGGACAAGAAATAAATGAAGATGGGAGTTATATAGGTTCAGCAAGTTTAGCTCCAATACCTTTAAGTATTGGTTCTCCACTAATAAAACCTGAAGATAAAAACCAAATTAAAGCAACTGCTGTTTTGGCAATGAACCATTATGCCGAACAAGAAATTAAAATGTTAAAAAAACAAGCAGATTTAATTATTCAACAGGTAAGGGAAATTGAAAATAGGTTAGTTGTATCAGAAAAGATTTATCAATCAGATATGAGATTTACACCTGTTATCGGACAAATATATCATTTATACGAAAAAGAAGATCACTATAAATTAAGTTTAATTGGACCCGATGAATGGGGTAGAACAAAAAGCATTGGAAAATATGTTGCTTCAGTTAAACTTTTAGGTGATCATAGTTGGGATTTAATTAAGAAATAAATATTTATTAGGATGGAAACAACAAAGAAAAATATATTTGGTTCTATATGGTATGGAACTATTGGGATTGTAAAAATATACAATGGATTTGAAACCAAATGGTATATCGGACAAGGTAAGGGTGATGATCAAACTGAAGATGAAAACTTAATTGCTGACTATGGATATCCATTCATCCCACCAAATGAAAATGATAAGTTTTATCAACCAATTAAACCCTCTCTGTGAGGGTTTTTTATTTATATGACTATTTATATATATGCAAAACATATTGTTAGAAGAAATAAATAGGGTAAGAAAACTTATGAACTTAAATGAGGTTAGTTTATTAAGTGAAAGTCCTTTAGATGATGTGATTAATGCTTATGTTGGTGAAGATAAACCAATAAGTGAAGAACTATTCAATGAAATAAAAGATGTGTCAAATAACGCAACGCAATTTATTATATGGTTGATAAAAAAGATTGTCAATAAACTTATTTTAAGTGAGGATGTTTATAAGTATAAGAAATATTTCAATTTATTTAACAAATATAAGTCATCATATTCTAAAAAAGATATAAATCAAATAAAGACTAGTGAAGATATTCAGGAGTTTATTGATAAATCAATGGAGATTGATGATAAACTTAATTCAACAGATGCTTCTATTACAGATAAGGATAAATATATCACCATAAATGAAATAAAGAAACTTGAAGATAATGGTATTAAATATTTGGGTGTTGAAGATGGGTATCAGGTTTTTGAAGTTCCAAATGAATTAAAAGATAATCAAGAAGCTTGGAAAACTTATAAAACTATTCTTGGTAAGTGTAAAGGTAGGGAAACTGGTGAAGGTATTGAAATATGCACAATAGCTTCTTTTGATCATTTTAGGGGGTATCTATCTAAATATCCTGGTTCATCATATTTTGTTATGTATAATTTATCTGATCCTAATTCACCATATCAATTACATTTTGAATCCAGACAATTTATGGATAAAAATGATAAATCTTTATTAAATGGTTATTAATAGTTATGAAAATATATAAAATGATAAAATTTATCGGAGAAAAAAATCCGAAATATAAATGGGAAAATATTTTAGATTATTTACCCTATAAACCTATTGAAGGGAATGGTTATTTAGATAGTAATGATAATAGACAAGGTTTATGGGTAAGAGTATCTGATTTATCTAAAGGGTTATTTAAAGATGACAAAAAAGAAGGTTTATGGGAATATTATTGGATGAATGGTGATTTACATTTAAAGGGTTCGTATAATAATGGATTAAAACATGGTATATGGGAGGAATATTATAGGGATGGTAACTTAGAGGAAAAAATTACATATAATAATGGTAAGCGAGAAGGTTTATTGGAAAAATACCATAAAAATGGGCAATTACATCAAAAATGCTCATATAAGAATGATTTGAAAGATGGTATATGGGTAAAATATTGGGATAATGGTAGTTTAGCTTCAAAGGGTTTATATAAAAATGATAAACGAGAAGGGTTATGGGAGGATTTTTACCCTAATAGTGAATTAAAAGCTAAGGTTTCATATATAGATGGTAAAGAAGAAGGTATATGGGAAGTTTTCAATACAAATGGTAGTTTAAAAACTAAAGGTTCATTTAAAAATGGTGGGAAAGATGGTATATGGATATATAATAATGATGATGGTAGTTTAGAAACTAAAGAATTATATGACAATGGTAGGTTTGTTAAAAAGATAACAGATTAAACCCTCTTTATGAGGGTTTTTTTATTCCCAGAAATCTCATGAAAAGCTTTACTCGTTCGCGTTTTTTGCATATTATTAAAATATAAAATAAGAAATATGAACACAATAAAATTACAAAAACAAGATGGTGGTTTCTTTATAGGAATAACACCAAACACACCATTAAACAAAATCTTTGTCTCACCTTTGGATAAAGAATTAGAAAACATTATTAAGTCAAATATAAAGAAAGCAGAGATTGAACTTAATGGAACTAAAAAACCAGAAAAAAAGGATAAGATGTCAAAAACAACCTATTCAATTAAGTTTGATGATAAAGTATTTAATAGTTTAATTATGTCTGATAATTATTTAAACGCAATCAGGGAACTTATTAAAGATAATAAATCTATTATTCCTGTCGTTAAAAATGTATTAAGGAACTTTATTAAATCCGATATGAATGATTTTAGTCAAAAATCAATTGCTAAAAAAACAGTCCATAAAATAAGTGATAATCTCTACATTTCAACACATTCAAGTAGTGAAGTTAAAAGACAACATATATCTAATATATCAAAAGCCACTAACATCCCAATCCAAATTGAAAAAATAACAGATTAAACCCTCTTTATGAGGGTTTTTTATTTATATAACTATTTATTATAGATATGAAAATTATTATCACAGAAGAACAAAAAAAGAAATTATTTATACCGAGAAGAATATCAGGTGAAAATAGTAAATGGATGGATTGGAACAAAGAACAACCCATTAAAAATGGTGAGCCAATTAACCAATATACTCATGATGGAAAAAAAGAAGGTTACTGGGAAGATTATTGGAAAGATAATAAAATACAAAGTAAGGGTTTATATGTAAATTATAAACAAGAAGGTATTTGGAGATATTATTATTTAAATGGAAGATTACACTATATGGGTTCATTTATTAATGGTATGGAAGATGGTTTATGGGTATATTATGATGAAAATGGACAATTAGAAAGTAAAGGAACATTTATAAATGGTGAAATGGATGGTGTATGGGGAGATTATTATGATGGTAAATTAGATTTAAAAGCATTATACAAAAATGGTGAAATAGTTGAATTACCAACAAATAAAAATATTAATGAAACTGAAACCCCTAAAAAGAAATTATTCATACCCAGAAGATTAGAAGGTGAAAATAGTAAGTGGTTGGAATGGAATAAAGAACAAATTGAAAAATATGGGAGACCTATCAATCAATATACTCATGATGGTTTAAGAACTGGTGTATGGGAAGATTATTGGCCTAGTGGACAATTAGCAAGTAAAGGTCCGTATAAAGATGATAAAGCTGAAGGAATATGGGAGTTTTATTATGATAATGGAGAAATAAGAGCTAAAGGTTTATTTAAGGATGGTAAAATGAATGGTATGTATGAAAGGTATTACAATAATGGACAATTACAATCTAAAGGCTCATATAAAGATGATATTAAACAAGGTATATGGGAGTTGTATTGGTTCAATGGTAAATTAGCTGAAAAGGGTTCATATGTGAATAATGATGCTGATGGTATATGGGAAGAATATAATGAAAATGGACAATTAGAAACTAAGAAATTATATAAGAATGGTGAATATGTAAAACAATTACCAATAACTAAAAATATTTAGTAGTTCAATTAGGGAAATGTTTCATAACTTCAGAATTAGATGCTTTAACACAAAACTTATTTCTTGAAAAAATAAATGTGGAACAATTACTATCATTTTCATATATCTCAGAAGAATACATAAAACATCCACTATCATACACATAATTTGATACACTATTCTTATACTTGAACAATAACCTCTTTTCAGGTTCTTCACCTGTATCATAATATAATATATACCAATTACCAACCTTTAATTTTTCTACTGAGGTTATTTTTTTAATATTTATATCTTTTATACTTCTCATAACTATTTTATTTCAATACCATTTCTATATATTTTAATTGAGATTACTTTACCATCCCGATCATAATGCTCCCAAATACCATCTTTTAAATCATCTTTATATGAGCCCTTATACATTAGATCACCATCAAGGGTATAATTCTCCCATAAACCTTGTTTCTTACCGTTCCTATCCCTTCTATTCTTTCTAATCTTACCTAAACTTTTCATTTGGAAAATATTTTATAACTTCATCAAAATCAGCTTTTACCACATAATTTTCATTATCAAAAGCAAATGTGGGAGCATCTTCATCCATATTTTTTTCAAAACTATAACTCCAACAAGCACTATCATAAACTTCTGTTCTAATATAACCAAAAGCATCTGTTGTAATACAACCCTTATACCTAAATAATAACATCTTAGCGTCATTATTATATAAGATATACCATCTACCAACTCTTAACCTATCCGATGAGGTTATTTTTCTATTATTTATATCTTTTATATTTCTCATAATTCTTTTATAAAACAACCATTCTCAAATAATTCTTTTCTATTTATACTACCATCTGGATTATAATATTCCCAGATACCTTCTATATAATTTTCTACATATAAACCCTTACCACTTAAATTACCATCTTTATCATAAACCTCAAACTCCCCCTGTTTCAAACCATCCACATATAAACCCTTTGAAGCTAAACCCCCATCCTGGAAATAATCATACCATATACCATTTAATTTATCATCCTTATATGTTCCATCTGAAAATATATTACCATTGGACCAATAATAAACCCAATAACCCTGTTTTAAACCATTTTTATCGGTATAATTTTTCTTTAAATCATTTATACTTCTCATAACTCCGCCATAAGTAAATTACCATTCTTATAATAATATTCATATTTACCATCAACCCTATAATAATACCAATAACCATCTTTTAATCCATTCTTATATGAACCTTCTGATAATAAAATACCATTAAGGGTGTAATGTTCCCAATATCCCTGCTCTCTACCTTTCCTATCAATTTTATTTATATTTAAACTTCTCATTTTACATATTCAAT